TCACTACAGTTGTGTATACTTTTGTAAAATCGGTAATCAATTGTTGATTATTGACACTATAACCATTAGAAAAGGACACATTAAAAATGGCTGATTACATTTATCCAGCACCAGGTGTCACAGGCGTAGAAGCAACTTTAACTTTATCTATCACTGGCAATGCAGGCAACCTAGTCGTTCCATCATTGCAAGACATTACAGTTAACGCATCAAACGACCTGTTCACTTGGACTACACTAGACGAAGCAGCGAAAAGAAACGTTGCTACAACATCAACAAACAGTTTGAGCATGAACCTAGTTCTTGAACAAACCAGTTTCTTTGGAAACTATACTACAGTAGCAAACGAAGCAGCATTGCCAACTAGTGGCATGATCATAGGCGACTACTACTATGCAACTGCAGAAGGCACATGGCACGAAGCCGACAGCACCACAACTACAGAAGAAGTAGCAAAATCTACTTTGCCAGCAGATATTTTAGGCATCTTTGGCATGAGCAATGACAAAACTCTTGTAAACTTTAGTTTGTATCTAGGTGATACAAGTGCAAGCGCAGAGGGCAAAACCATTAGTGGTGAAGGTTACATCACAGGCTTAGCACCAACAGTTAGTGCTGATTCACCAGTGTGGATTTCACCAATCACTATCACAGTTGATGGTAGCTACACTACAGCATAACACTTTAAAGGGGGACTTCAAAATCCCCCTTTTTTTCTAGGTAAGCAAAGGCAAGATTTATGGAAATACTAAATACTAAAACAGACGATGAACTACTACAAAGTTTGTTGAGTGAGATTGCCAAGTCACGTAACGAAGTGAATTGCGCAATGAAAGATTTAAATAAAGCCAACAGTAGACTGGGTTTTCTACTTGTATTGGCAAACAGTTTGATAGATAGAAAGATTTAAAGATGAAACTAAAAGAATTAGCAGCAAAACCACAACTAATACAAATTACCATTGACGATCCTGCGATTGTTGAACGCTATGGCGAAGCCGTGGAGTTTTATGTGTACGACCGTCAACCCATGGACACTTATATGCGTCTAAGCCAAGCAGAATCAGGCACTGTTGATGAAATTGCCAATACAATTTTGCCATTGGTGTTGGACGAAACAGGTAAGCCAGCAATTGACCCAAGTGAACAACTGCCGTTGGACATTGTTATCAAAGTAATTGAGTCAGTGGCATCTACCATGGGAAACCTAGCGAGCCAGACTACAGCCGCATAGATCCTGTATTGGATGCGTGGTTGAGTTTGGACTTTATAGCAAAGAGGTATGGTGTATTACCAAGTGTGGCATTGGCTACTGGATATGACACAGATATAATTTGTGCCAATATAGCAGTCGGATATGAAAGTTATCTGGCAAATAAACACAAAGATGGTGCAGATCCATCAAAAGCAACGCCAACACAAGAAGAAATGTTGGCAATGATAGAAAGGGTAAAAGTTGACAAGAATAGTATTAAAACAAAGTCAGATATCCTCAACACTTAATCGTAAAATTTCTGGGTTACAAAACCTTCCCCAGCAAGGTTACGATCATTTTAAAAGTATTACACCAATTAAAAGTGGCAATGCTAGACGTAGAACTCGACTACAGGGTTCTAGCATTAAAGCAAATTACCCTTACGCAACTAGACTAGACACAGGTTGGAGTCGTCAGGCTCCAAAAGGCATGAGTGATCCTACAGTTGAATTTATGCGTAAAATTGTAAGCAAACTCATGAGGAGCAAATAATGGCTACAGACCGTTATACAGTAGTAGTTGACACCAAAGGTGCACAACAAAGTTTAGGTAGATTGGGCGGAAGTCTCAAAGGCATTGGAGCACTTGCTGCTGGTGCCTTTGCAGTTGCTGGCATTGGTAATTTTGCAAAACAACTGCTGACTGTTACCAAAGAATACGAAACAATGACCAACAAACTAAAGTTGGTTGTAAGTGGAAATCAAGATCTTGTTGACACCTTTAGTGCACTACAAACAGTCAGCAACAACACATTTACCACACTTAAAGAAACAGTTGATCTTTACACAAACCTAAAACTAGCAACAGAAGCATTGGGCAAAAGCAGTGCAGAAGTTACCCAAGTAACCAAACAATTCCAAATTGCACTTGCAGTTTCTGGTGCTGATGCTGGCACAGCCGCTGGTGCTATCAGACAGTTTGGTCAAGCAATGGCAAGTGGTCAAGTGCGTGGTGATGAATTCAACAGTATCGTTGAAGCATTGGGTCCAGCACTTGCTATCATGGCACGTGAAAGTGGCACCACAGTGGGTGAACTGCGTGAGATGAGCAGAGCCGGTGATCTCACTGCTGAAGTGTTCTTTGAAATGATTGCAGGTGCTGAAGGACTTACCAAAGTATTTGGCAGTCTAGATCTCACAACAGAACAACTTAGTGTTAATTTAACTGGCACGTTCAAAGAAGTATTGCTAACCATTAACGAAGCTACTGGTGCCAGTGGATTATATAAAAATGCATTGATCAGTCTAAACTTAACATTGGCTGAGTTGTTTGGAACAAGCCAAAGTCTAGCAGGGTTAACACCTGAAGAATTGTTTGGTGCTGTAACTGAAGGTACTCTAAAAGCAGAAGTTGCACTGGTTAAACTGAGAGCTCAATACACTGATACACTTGGTGTTATGAACTTGTTTGGTGTACTTGGTGCAACAGAACGTGAAGAAATAAACAAACAAATTGCTGCCATTGAAGATCTAACTGCCAGCCGCAAAGCTGAGTTTGAAGCAGCACAAGAACAACTAAAAGCAGATCAAGAAGCACAACGTGTTCGCAGTGAAATGCTCAAGCCACTCACTGACATGGGCAGTGAACTTGATAAAATTACTGCAGCATATGAAAAGAACATTCCAGCACAGCAAAAGTTAACAACAGAATATGAAAATGTTCAAGCCACACTGCAACGACTGCTGGATCTCAAAGGGCAAGAAGTTGCACTTACACCAGAATACACTGCAGCACTGGATGCAACACAAGCACGTCTAGCACAGATCCGCGAGGAGATGGACGGCACAGCCAAGAGCAGTACTAAACTCAACAGAGAAATGGCCAATCTCAGTAAAACCACAAAAGATTTGATTGGTGATCTAAAACAATCAACAGAGGATATGCGTTTTGAATTTGAGAGTCTAAACATGACTCCACTGCAGCGAGACATCAAAGAAATTGAACGTGACATTAGAACACGTGTTCTTAAACAAATCGAAAAACTACAAGCTGCAATGACACCAGAAAATGCTGCACAAATAACAGAACAAATCAATCAACTAAAAGCTGCAGCAGAATCAGCAATAAGTTCACAAGCCGATCTTGCAACACAAAGTTATGAACATCAAAGAACTTTCTCTTTTGGTTGGAGTCAAGCATTCCGTGAGTATAGCGAGAACGCCAGCAACGCAGCCAACACTGCAGCAAACATATTCAACAAAACCACTAGAGGCATTGAAGATGCTATTGTTAAGTTTGCCAAAACTGGCAAGTTCAGTTTGAAAGACATGTTCTCAGATGTTGGCGAAACACTGTTGAGAACCAACATAAGAAACATCATTGGTAAAATTGGCAGTAGTGGACCACTAAGTGGACTAATGAGCAGTTTGGGTATTGATGCTGGCACCAGCAGCAGAGGTGCTGCACCAAACTCACCAATCTTTGTTGCTGATGTTACCAATGCAGACACTACTGCACAGTTGGGCGGTATGCTGGGACAGTTTGGCAACATAGCCAGCAACATTGGCAATCAAATGGGCAGAGGCAGCAGCAGTGTTGTAAACACCGGTAGTAGCGGTGGCAGCATCTTTGGTGATATATTGAGCAGCATCATTCCCACAGGTATCAAAAACATATTCTCAGGTTTCTTTGCCAATGGTGGTTATATCCCAGCTGGCAATTACGGTATTGTTGGAGAACGTGGTCCTGAAATGGTCATGGGTCCTGCTAGTGTTAGACCTGGTGTTAGCGGTGGTGGTGCAATGAATGTAACAATCAACGCAGTGGATGCACCCAGTTTCCAAGCACTGGTTGCTGCTGATCCAGAATTTATATACAGCGTAGCCCAAAGAGGCAGTAGGAGTTTTTCATAATGTCATTTCAATGGATTTTTGATAACGCAGGTAGTTTAACAATCGACAAACAGCCCACAGTGGCTCAAACTATAACACGAAACAATCGTGTAAATGCTGTGGTAAGAAGTGGATACACTTATAGATTCACTGTTGGTATGCCCACAGGCTATAAGTATTCGTTGGCAAGAAAATACATCGCACTGTATGAGCAATTGGGTCGTCATACCACAGACACTGTAAGCATACCACAGGATTACATTTCAGGTTACAAGGGTGATTTAACCACAGTGAGTTTAAGTGGTTCGCACACACAATATGAGAGCACTATAACACTAACCAATACACCCACTCCAACTTCAGGGCAAACTGTAGTTGCTGCAGGTGATTTAATCAAAATAGGGTCAGGCAACACTTATACAGTAGTAGAAGATTTGATTCATCCCAACACCAGTGCAACACTCAACAGAGCCATACTGGAAACCACTGGCACCAACAGCATAACCACAGGAAGCAGTGTAGACTGGGATATCATTTGTGTAAGCATGCCAAATTGGAATATATTTGATTACAACTTGGTTAACTGGGATGGTAATTTTGTGTTCTATGAGGTGCCAAGATGACAGATTTAAGCAGTTATCCACAAAGTGTAGGCACTGAACTGTATGTAAAGATTGACATAGAAGGCGATCCACTGCTACTAACTGATGCAGACTTTCCAAGAACAGTATTGGGCAACACTTACAACAATCTCAGCAGTTTAATGGGTATTACCACTACAGTCAGCAGTATCAGAGCCAGCAATTATGCTATGAACATCAACATTTCAGGATTGCCTGCAGCGAACTTGGCTGGTGCTTTCAGTGATGACGTTAAAGGCTGTGCTGTAATAGTGTACAGAGGATTTATTGATCCAAACACAAGAGATTTGATTGACACTCCAATACGAAAGTTCACAGGCATAGTTGAGAATGTAGGCTTCAATGAATCATACGATGCAGAGTTTAGCACATTTGAAATTGTATTCAATTGTGTAAGCCAATTGGGCATGTTGAGAAGTCATGTAGCAGGACGTAAAACCAATTTGCGAAGTGAACAAAAGTTCTTTCCCAATGACACAGCATTCAAGCGGGTAGCAAAGTTGCGTAACAGCAACTTTAACTTTGGGTCACCCAACCCTGCACCAAGATTTGGAACCAACTCATGAGTTTTTTTAGTAGTATAGGCAGCGCAATTAAAAAGTTTACAGGTGGCAGTTTAGGTGGTGTCATTGGTGGTGTATTAGGACAAACTGGTAAACCCGGCAACCTAGCAGGCAATATACTGGGCAGTGTTGTTGGTGGCATAATGACACGCAAAGCCAATCAAAGTGCACAGCAACAGGTGAGCAGTCCAACTACAGGAGCTGGCACTATAGTATCACCAATACAAACTCCAGAACCAGATGTAGGTGTAAGACTACAAGCCACTGCAGACCCAAACAATCGTATACCAGTTGTTTATGGCGAAGCATTCACACAGGGCAAATTAACAGATGTAGAAATGACTGACAACAATACTACAATGTGGTATTGTTTAACATTGTGTGAAAGAACTGGCAATACCATTGAGGGTGTAGCAAGTCACATAAACTTTAGAGACATCTATTGGAACAACCAACGTGTGGTGTTTGACAGTGATGGTTTTACTGTAGCTTACACAGTAGATGAAAACAGCAAACAGGATGGCAGCACAGCTGGATTGGTTGAGATATACTGCTACCAAAACGGCAGTGCCAACCAAACCAATGTTGAAGACTTTCCCATAGGTGCATTGCTTCCTGCATATGATAGATTCCCCAGTTGGAGCAGCACAGACAGCATGGACTCATTGGCATTCTTGTTGGTCAAGGTAACATATTCTCCAACAAAAAACATCACAGGCTTGCCACCAATTACAGCACACTTGCAAAACACTATGCATCAACCTGGTGATTGTTTGTTTGATTACATGACCAACACTCGTTACGGAGCAGGCATACCAGCTGAGGAGATATTTGCACAATGAACAGTTTAGAAGAACTCAATGGCTATAGTACTGATAAATTAATTTTTGAGGATGATAGACCAGCCGATTTTGGCACATTTGTTAATGATGGTTTGCCAACCACTACTGTTTTTATTACAGAAGATACTAACCATAATCTGATTTTTGGTGGTAGCTTTGAAGGATTAGTTGCACTTGACAACGATACAGCAGATCATCTAACACTGAGAGTTGATTTTACAAATGCAACCGATCCTCAGATAAATTGGCCTGCAGCAAAAAACAATATACAATTTAATGAACCAGCGCCAGGCTTGTATGATGCAGGGTTTATTCAAACCAACAGTGATTTTAGGTATCTTATTGAAAATACTTTTGTTTACATGAAAGACCAAGAAGTAGATTTTAGTTATACTATAACAGTTAGTTGGCCAGGAAACAGTCACACACAGACTTTTAACGCTGTGGTTACAAATGTTCCTGAATTAAACAACATTACAGTTAGCCGAACTTATGCACAGAATACTATTAGCAATCTTTTTCCAGATAATTTTCTTAGTCTAATAGACAACAATGGCACCAATTACACATTGAATTTAATTGCTCCTAGTGGATATTTAAGATTTGTCGATGATCTTCCGCCATACAGCAGCCAATTAAGTGTAAGCGGAAATCGTGCAGAATTTGATGCAATTTTAAGCAGCAACACTATTCAATATATTCCCGAAGGCGGCAATATCAACACAGTGTCTATGGCATATAATCTTTCACGAGACAGCGATGGTATAATTGACAGTGGTAATTTTAATGTTTCTCGTGTTGGCGGAACAGCATTACCGGACTTGTTTATTGACAGTGCAATCAGTGACCAAATAGTCACCGATGACCGACATCGTTATTTTTACAAATGCGACATATTAATCATTGCTGATGGTGGCGACGGAGGCGACATTAATAGTGGTGTTGCTGGAGGTGGCGGCGGCGGCGGCGCTGGCGGATTAGTGTATTATGCCAACAACAATATATTCCAAAATAGAACACAAAACACTTACAGAACGTTTACAAATAGCACAACAATTAATAGCAACCCATCTCGAACTCGAACAGATAGATTTTTACAAGAAAACATCAATAGCTCATGGAGTGATTTGATTAGTGTATACGGTGGTGGTCCAGGCGGTGATTTCGGCAATGATGGTTATGCTGGAGGAAATGGCGGTGGTGCTGCCAGCGGTGGGTATACCGGAGGAACTGTGT